CTACTGGATATCCTATTTCGCTAGTGGACATTTGAGGAAATGGAACACTTCTAAAGGGCATAGTATCAGCGATAACTGGAACATTAGTGAATCCAACATTGAAGCTATAGAACTTATAGCAGATGCACCTATCTTAGTTGCTGTCGCAAATTTACCAATCAAGGGAACATTTTCTAAGCAAGAAGCTACATAAGCAATCGCACTAGCAGGTTTAGAAACTACTCCTTGTCCATACTCATCCTTAGATTGAAGAGCCAAGCCTAGTGTGTTACCAGATATCTTAACATTTTCTGCCCAAGCATATACAGTCACAGCAGCTCCACCTAATCCTAGTGCGTTTGCACTATCTAAAGAGGTATAATTTACAAAATTTAAACTTCCAAAATTTTGAAAATCGGAACGAACTTGCACTCGCAACCAATTTCTAAAATTAAAATAAGGAAGCACCATTTCTACACTCTCTTCATCTTGCGGATTTATCCACATGTGCGGTCTCTGAGATATATTAATAAAATATTTAAAAGCTGCATCAGGAGAAGCCGTAGATGGAGTTAGAGTTGGTAAAGGTGTATAATGGGCTAACATCGATCCGAAATAAAACGGAGAGGCATTGATCATCACTTTGATTTTAAGATCAGCTTGTAAAAAAGCGAAATTATCCAATTTCTTTTTAATTCTTGTATCATTAAAAAATAAATCCCAAGGTTGAAAAGATCTAACAGTTCCTACAGCATCTGCTTCATTCCAGATAAAATTAGCTATCTTAACTGGTCTAGATAAAAAACTTTTCAAATCTAATGGGGTTTCATCAATAATGGAATTAGGATCAGTTTCATGGTAAAAACCTGAATATGTAGAATTATTCTTATCAACAAATTCAACAGTTTCCTCATTAGTAATTACGTCATTCGATGAAGATGCTTCAGAAATAGCAACATCTTCACTCTGAATACGAAAATTGTATTTCAATTTATCGATATGCGCTAAGCACTCTTCACAAAAAAGTGGATACGCAACACACATCTTATCAATTGATTCCGCATCACGCATAAGCTCTCG